CTCGGTCGCCGTGAACGAGGTGCTTAACCCCAATTTCTTCGCACGATCGCGCAGTGTCTCCAGTCCTTTCGCGGAGGCTTCCGCGCGAGCACCGGCTTTACGGATGGCGTCATCGAATTCAATCTGCTTGGATATCGACAGACCGATAGCAGCAACCAGGGCAACGCCAATGACCTTAGCAGTACGCATGGCAATGGAGCCCATACGTTTCATGCCGCTGGCAAACGCAGCCATCACGCCGCCGCTGGACTTACCGAAGCCACGCATGCTGCCACCGGCAGATCCAGCGAAGCCTTTTACCTTGATAGCACCACGGGTCAGAGCCCGGTCCAGACCTTTCGTGGTTCCCAGCAGGTTAATCACCATGTCGCCGGCAAAGGCCATTAGTTATCTCGTTTCGGTAACATGGGTTTAACAGACTTACTGGTTAAGCGTTGCTCAGGAATCCAGGGCATGCACATCTTCTTCAACTCGTCGTCATCAATCTTCATGTCCAGATATGCAGCCAGCATCCATCCAATAAGTCCCAGCATCTTCTCAGTATGATCCAACGGGACAACAGCGTCGTACGCTGCATGTCTATCGAACTGATCAGTGGACATGGATTCGAGCATCTGCTCATGATCGAGGTAGCCAAACCTCCTTGCGATTTCGTGGCCTAATTGTCCTCTTCTGTCCCGTCGGAGTTTTTTGCCATGGCTTCAACTTCGTCCACTGAGAACCCGGACAACTTCTGAGCGAAGACCACGATGCGTTCGATCATCGTAATCGGCTGTCGCCCAATCGCTTCAATGTCATCTTCTGTGAATAATGCGGTTCCATCTTCATTACACACGCAGGCAATGATCAGTCGTTCCCGGATTTCACGCATCTTGCGTTTTGACTTAGTACCCGACGGTGTCTCGAAGGTCTTTTCGAACTTACCTCGGTCAGCAGCCGTCATGCCTTTGACCCAGATGTGGTCCTCCAGTTCCGGCACATACAACTTCTCTTGAGGGACCTCAATCGGTTTTAGAAACGTCTCACGATTTAGAGCCACTGTCTTCCACTTTCAAAACGAATTGGCTGGCAGGCTTATTCGTCTTCGTCGTCGTATTCATCCGCGACTTCTTCCATGAAGTCCGCTTGTTCATCAATGATACGTTTATGTATCTGACGCAGGAGGCCGGCATCATTTTTGTTTAAGGTCTTCACCTTCGCGCGGCACTCATCGTCAGTCGCTTCAGCGTGCCCACCATGCACCAGTCGGTATGCACCAGGATGATCCACTTCAGTTCCAACAGGAAGAAACCGTATTCCGCCCTCGACGACACAAAGCTCGTCGGGAGCGGTAGGTCCAGCTTGCATAGTGAACAGTAATCTACACTTCACTGTTCAATTCCTTAAGTAGGATACGTTGGGAGTCCGTCAACTTTGATAGTACTGGAGAACTTAACTCCATCGGCCATCGCCATCGTTGACTCGAACGACACGCCCGCACCAGTGAAGTCCATATTCGTTGAGTCGGAGTATGTGATTCTCCAGTTATTATCTGCCGGTGCCGTAATCAAGTCTGTAATATCCTGATGACCTGCGAGAGCGGGATCATAGAAACCGGAGATCGACACTTCCCCGCCTTCGCTGTACCCAGTAGATGCATAGGTTTTACCTACGCCGCTGTCCAGACAAGTTGTGTCGTATGTCTCAGATTCTCCTCCGGAGTAACCCACGTCTGTTAACTGGGCGACTGCCACATAGGACATTGAGACTTCTTGTAGGAAAATAGTACCCTTACTAACTATCTTCGACATTCGATTACCCTTTCGTAATGAGTACTACGTCGTCCTGAATGGTAAGTTTACCAACTGTGACCAAATATCCATGACGACCGCCATGCGTAATTACTAACTCAGAAGGCACATTAAGTCGCACTGTCTTCGCACGACAAATTAACTCTTCTGAATCAGATTTCTTAATGCTCCATTGTCCCGTCTCTTTGTGCCAGTCGATTTTCATACTTTGTACTTACCGACTTCGCGGGCAACCTGACGGATACCGACCTTCTTAATTCGCTTCTTCATGTTCTTAGCGAACGACTTCACCATGACTCTGCGGGTTGTACTTAACGCCATCGATCGACTGGCAATATAACCTTCCCTGACTGGATAGGGCTTAGGGTTACGTGTCCACATCTGGGTCGGAACGCGACTTGGCGTCCCTATGAAATACCAGTGAGCGTTCCTTGTCTTCGCAATATGCTTCCCGTGCGTCTGACCTCGATGAGCTGTTAATATCTTCTTACCGACTGACGCTCCGACCTTCGCCCATATCTCAGGTGGGTTTCGCTTCTTGGACTTCGCAAATCTGAAGTCAATTGTTTTACGAACGCTGTACAGGTTTGTTCCTTCCACACCTTTCTTAATACGTTTTCGTATGGCCTTACGAATAACCCTAAGACCAGCTTTCATTCCTGACGCCACAGCAGGAGTTGCCGCAACCTGATTAATCCGATTTAGATTCCTGATAGTGCGGTTCACACCGCCAATACTGAAATCGAATTGTAGTAATTGATTACGTGGTGCCACGGTATCACCTGTTCGGTCCCAGCAGTTCATTACCTGCTAAGTCATAACCTGTCGGATTGGATACTTCGTAAGCCGACGCTCCATCTTTGCGTGTTCTGATTCTGTATGTCGTGCGACTGGTATCTGACCAGTCCCATTCCGTTTCACCCATACCACGAGTCTCGACGGTCCACACGTATGTGGAACCGTCGATAACCCGAGTGATAATGTCGCCGGCTGCCGGGATAATCCCCGCAAGGTCAACAACCTCTATTAGCCAGTCGGCAACTTCAACAATCTGCTCTTCCTCGCCCACTTCGATTGTGGTCTTTAATGTTCTTCCCTGAACAGCATTCGAAATGGTTAACGTGAACCCACCTTGAGCGTAGGTGATTGGTGCCCCGGCAACTGTCCGGATTGCATTCATCCCTGCCTGTAAAGCAGTCTCAAAGTGCGACGATGTCATTACTAAACTTCCACTGCTTCTGTCTGAATAATTCCGTCTGTCGTAAACAGCGGAACACCAAACGAGCTGTCCGGGAACGGTGCAGGAACACCGCTAGGATTCGTAGCAGTTCTTGACTGCTGCAATGAAGTCAAACTCGGTCGATTGCAGACCATGAAGTCAGGCCCCATCCCGGCAGGAAACTCTGCAAGCAACTTAGAAATCAGGTCATCAGTCAGCGGATTAGTATCCGTCGGATCATTGATATTACAGATCCGGCCGGCACTATATTTCCCGCCCTGCTGCAGCCCGATGTACATTGATGCGGGCGTGTAATAGACAGGGAAGGATGTCGCACCCGTTCCAGTCCCTGACTCCTGTACAATCGTTTCACCAAGAGTGACTCCCCTGGAGAACGGCGTAACAAGTTTCACATCATTAAACCCGGCACGGAACGCCCACAGTGACGACTGCACACTGGCAGTTGTACCGGCAGCGTTAATAACCATGTCATCAGCCAGAGCATCGTAGTCAGTGTTCGCAAGGAATCCTGCGAAACCTGCAGCAGAACCAGGCGAAGTGACGCCATAGATAATCTGCTGTTCAATGACGAACATCGCTGCCGCTAAGTGACGAGCACCTTCACGAGCAATTAGATTCTCCGGACCCTGCCGCCATGCATTAGCAACTGCATAGTCGACCTTCCAGCTGAAATCGAGAATGGTACAAGTCGAACTTACGACCGTATCAGTACTCGAGTCATAATCTCGACCGGCATTCGGACTACGAAATCCCACGACTGGAGCACCAGTATATTTATTATATTGGTGAACCTCTGAGCCGTCGCTCGTATCCGAAATTGGCAGCCGAGCTACCAATGGAGATCCGTTAAGGACTTCCGTAGTTTCTGTCTTGGATACATCCAGCGCATCTGCGATGAAATCCCCGACAACAAAAAGATCGTCTGCCACGATTAGCACTCCTTAAAAAGTTTGGAACCAGAACACACGCTGTGGTCTAGTTGTAGTCTCGCCCCTGAATCCTAATACGGTTGTTCAGAGCCTTTTCTTTCTTTACAGGAGCTTCATCGTCAGCGACGAAATCCGCGCCGTCTTCCTCACCAATCTCGAGTGAGCTGATTACTTCTTCCAGCTCACCAATCTTGGCGGCCTGCAACTTAACCTGCTTCTCGAGTGATTCGAGATGCAGCTCCATTGCTGACTCATAAGAGATCTGACCCATGAACCATTTGGTGCCATTCTCAGCACCAAACTTAATCACGAACCGATCCAACTCTGCGGCGAAATCTTCCCGAGTGGGAGCGTCCACCACTTCCAATTCTTTAACTTCGGACACGGGTTCACCGCCCTTCGTTAATGACAAGTTATGACGCTCAAGGAAGCGTTGGACGAATTGCGCGAGGCGATCCGGGTCAACACTAAAACGAGACGAATTAGGTTTGGCGTCTGACAGACCCAATGCGTATTCCATAATTGCTTCACCTTCTTTTGCCGCTTCCTGTCCACGGGTGAATAGCCCGTCAGGATTAGCAGCAGGTGAATCCACCACGTCGGCTGAGCGAAGATCACCCAATCGAGCATGTACAAAGTTGTTCTTATTATCCTCATCAGGCGAGACGTATTTTCCGCCCTGAGTATTAGTCGCAACGTGCTCATTCTGAGCTTCCAGGTCATGTTCGAACACGATGGACAGGCCGAAGTCCTCAGGGGTTTCTTCAGCGAGAGTCATCGTGTAATCAGCCAAATCTCCGTCAGGCGTGCGAGTGGACGCCTTTTGGAAGTGGAGATCCGCGATTACCTGGTCGCCATCCACTCGAGCGTTTCTGAGCCGACCGAGCTTCTGTCCGATGCCATCAGAGGAAAGTCCTGGGTGAGTGAACCGAGCTTTCAATCCACCACCGGGTGATTCCAGACTGACGCGATTCACTTCCGCAGTCACGTCACTCAGGAACTGATGATCAATCCACAAATCATGACCCAATGCTTCACCGCGAGTGATGATGGAAACATCGGTAATTGAACCGGCATCAAACATCCCCGCGTTACGAGTAACCTGTGGATTGCCATGTGCCACTCCCGTACGGAAGTGTGATGGTTTTTGATTAATGTTACTCATGCGAATTGCAGCCCTGTGTTAATAATTCGGACCTGCATATTGCTGGTCGTGATTCCATAGCCGACGTAGCTGATGTAATCACTGGTCGCGAGGTCTGCGACCGGTGCAATGAGTCCTGTGGCACTAATGCAGTACCAAATTCCGACTGTCAGAATCGCACCGAATCCAACGACAGCACCTGACTCGGCATAGGTCACAGGATGACCGGCCGTCGCATCGTTTAATGCGATGCCGACACACACATCCTTTGCCGCGTCAGTGACGTTCACCACACCTGCAGTTGTAGATGTAGCGGCATACAAGCAGTCGCCTGCGGTAATCGTCTCAGCGGCGTCAAGGCGTTTCCTGCCGCCACTGACCCAGTCAACATTCGCGACTGTGATTGTGAGATTGGCCATTAGTCTTCTTTCTTTTTTATTGGAGGGTTCTGAGAATCATCATCCTCGTCAACCTCTTCATCGACCGGTTGACCCTGAAGAGCGAACGCGACAGGCACTTCATTTTCTTCAGCGATCGCCATGGCTTTAGCAATCTGCTTAATGTTCTCTTCGTAGTCAGTGCCAGTACGTCGGCACACACTTTGGGGGTTGTCTAACCCGCTACTGATAGCAAGCAGGTCACCCGCAATTTCTTTCGCTGGATCCCACCACGGCA